TTTTTTTATAAAAGTCATAAAAATTCATCTGGTTACACCAGGTAACACTCTGTAATCACAGTAATTTATTGTTATTATTCAAAAAATAAACTATGAAAAAAATTAACAAAATATATGTTAAAGCGCAGATTGACAATCGGCTAAAACGATTTTATGATGTAGTTGCTTTTAAAGTAAGATGTTTGAAAGTCAGGATTGGTCTCCTGAAATAAGCGGCTAAAGGTATAAAACGCTTTTGGTATGAGTTTTATGTCGCAAACTACAAACCATCATCCTCTATCAATGGTGGACTAGGTAGAAACCCGCAGGGATGCGACGCAGTGAACCGCTTACTGTTAAGACCAATTCTGCTTAGTTCACCACCTAATTCTAAGTCTCATTTTCCCCCTTGTTTTTGATGTCTACCTTCATATTTATTTTTTTGTTGTGCTATAAATAAAATAGGCACGTTTCCGCGCCTATTTAAATTTAGATTAATTTGTTATTTAGCTCCATTGTTTGGCATTTGTATAAAAGGAACCGTGCTGTTTGGAAGCATTGTTTCCGGGAGCTTGCCGTCCCATCTTTCCGCGGCAGTAAGGGAGACAAGCTGTTGATTTTCTCTTAGCGCTTCCCCTTTCGCTTTAATCGCTTGTGCTTCCGCTTCACCTTGTAATTTCACTTTTTCTGCTTCTGCACGAGCTTGAATGATTTGAGCATCAGCTTCTGCTTGAGCTTGTGTACGAATAATTTCCGCTTCTTTTTGGGCAATGGTTAATTGACGTTCTTTTGTTTGAATTTCAATATTTTTCTGCATGGATAATTCAATGCCTTTTTCATAAGCATCAGAATATTTAATCTCGGAAAGCTGTACGCTGTTTACACTGATAGGCTGACCTTCTAAGGCCTTTCTAATGTTATTTTGCAAGGTGTCGGACAGTCTGGCTCGCTCGGTAATGCTGGTTTGTACGGTAAATTGACCAAATGTTGTTTCAACTTGGGAACGTACACGCGGCTCAATAATTTGAGTTACCATATTTTCAATAGTGCGATAGCGATCGTAAACACCAATAGGATCCGTGACATTATAAGTTATGGTTAAAGCGGCATTTACTGATTGTTGATCTCGTGTATAAGCATTTAAACCGTGGCCCACTTCACCATCTTTACGGCGAGTACCAAATGACAATGATTGGTCGCGGGTAGAAATTGTAATAAGACTATCAACAACAGGAATTTTGAATCCCAAACCGGCGTCAACTACCCGAATGGTTTCGCCAAAACGGCGAATAACGCCTTTTTCACCGGCATCTACGGTAAAATAGGAATTTAACACCACGATAATAGCCATTGCTCCTAAAGCAACAAAACCGTATTTTTTTACAAATGCTTTTGAGTTTTCGACAGGGTTAGGTTTTAACATACTGATTCCTTAGTGAATAAATTGAAATAGAGTAGATTTTATTGTGCGAGTCTTATTCAATAACAGATTCGGTGTAAATAACTTGGATTATGCATTTTATATAAAAGAACCCCCGAATTTTCAGGGGTTTTTTATATGTTATGAGCGCAAATTATTCCCACTCGATTATTGATTCAGAAGATAACATATTGAAATAGAAAAGAGTAAAGGTGGTGCTATTGGGTTTTTACCGTCATTTTTACCGTCAGTAGAAAGAAGTGCTTTTATGTGCGTTCGGCTAGCCAATTATCAATGTCAGATTTGCGCCATGCTACACGACCCATAGACGCTTTTACGCTTTTTGGAAATGTTCCGCTTTTCATCATACGCCAAATTGTTGTGTGGCTCAAGGTGGTAATTTCAATCACTTGAGCTTTGCTTAATAATGCTGGTTGTTGTTCCATTATATCTATCCTTTCAATATGTCGGGCACTTCAATTACTTTTAACTGTTCGGGTTTTACATTCTTGTATTTAATCCAATATTGGACGATTTCTAATGCCTCGCCTTGTGTGACCGTGTGCTTTGATTCTCGTACTACAGTCCATTCACGCTTAAATTCACACTCAAGCACGATGTAGCGTTTACCGTCCATTACTTGTAATTCGTTTCTAAAAAACACCTGTGCCACCTTGTTTCAAACACCACACCCGGATCTGGAAAAGCATTTCTTTTTCGCGCATAGATAAGCCGGATAATTTATCCATCCACATTGCAAAATAAAGTAATCCAAGACTAAAAATAAACACCCAAAAATATCTACAAATCTTGAGTATGGGATATTGATATTAATTTCGTTCATTTGTGTTTGCCTTTCTTTTTACGTTTACTAAAAATACGTTCTTGTTTTATCGCTCTAAGCTCAGTTTCAAGTATCGTATTTTCTCGTTTTAGTTGATTGTTCTCAGCTTTCAGGCTTTTAATTAATTCACCCAATTTTCGTAGCTCCAATTCATGGAGTTCGATAGATTTATCAATATGTTTATCTAATCGACTAAGATCTTCCATTAGGACTTTTTCAGCTAGCCGTTTAAGTAATCTCATAACCTATCCTTGAGCTCACCAAATTCTTTTATTAGGCTATCCACTGTTTTGCCAAGCACGTTTACCATTAAAACAAAGTCTGCATCAAAACGAGCTGTCACATTTTCTTTTACAATGTCATCGTTCTTTTCGGTGATATTGTCGTCAAACTTCAAGCGTTTCAGCGTACCGTCTTCAACCAAGATAAATTTAAGGTTGTTTTCCCACTCAAGCGCGAGTTTTGATACTGAGCCATTTTTCGCAAGCTCGATTATTTCTTCATCTTCAATATCTTTTTGCTTACAGTGGATAACACCCAAATCTTCTTTTTCCCGAATTTCTACTTCTTCGCGCAAGATGAGCCAATTGGGCGCAGTATCTGTAACCCATTTAGTCATCACTTCACACGGCGCACAGTTAAACGCCAATGGTACTACTGGCAAACTGCCAAGCGATTTGCGCAAAAGTGCGAGCGCGTCTTCAGCTGTTTTACTTGATGCTGCATCAACAAAGATAAGTTGTTCTAACGTGTCGATGTAAAGTGCGGTCGTTTTGATGCGAGAAAATGCCTGCGGAAGTAGGGTGGCTATCACATCATCTTTTAGGGATAATCGTTCTACTTTCTTTAATTTTCGCTGTTCTTTTCCTTCTAGCGCAGTGATTCGTTTATTGAGTTCACGATTCACAACTTCTGTTGGTAAAATCTTCTCTTCACGTTTGGCTACAAGTAATATTCTTCCATCCGCTTGATGTGCTAAATCTCCGTTGGTGACGAGCGGAGCAGACCAACCGAAATGGCTAACATCTGCCGAACCACACGGAGTAAATTCACATTCTTTGAGTTGTTTTTCGATATTCTCAAAGTCTATTTGTTTTGTTAATTGGTAAATAATTGCATTTTTGAACCAAAACATAGATTTCTCCTGTTGTTTGTAGATAAAAGAAAACCCGCCTTTGGAGCGGGTTGATTTGAATTGTTTGTGACTTATCCTGATTAAGCCTTTTCTACTTTAAAAGAAATTTGTGGCAATGAAGCTATCCACCTGTTGTAAATCTTGTCAATGTCAGAGTCGCTATATCCAACCTTATAAATCTCAAAAGACATAGCTATCTTATGGTGCATTTCGCCCACACTGACCTCACTTACCCAGTTCTCAGAGAAAATTCGATATAGGCGATGTTTTTTACGGGCTCTAGGACTTCCAGAATAAGCAAATTTATTATTTCCTCTCATATCAACAAAATCTTCATAAACAAGATTTAGCTTTTCTTCTTTTGTCATATTTAGCCCTTATACGCTTTCAGCGTTTTAACAAATTGTGGGATATGTTCGTCAAACGCTTTCATTAATTTTTCATCGCGCGCGGCGGTGAACAGATAAAGTGTTTGTTTTTGATATTCGGGGCAGTAACTTACAAAGTCCCAAGTTTCGTAGCCCGTTACCCATAAATTCGCCTGCACCTGTATGACGTACTCAGCCGGCACGCCACCCTCAAGCAAATAGCGGATATGGGTACTCATTTTCGGGCATTTGATTTCAAGCCCTTTTTTGAGATTTGGAATTAATCCGTCTGGACTAACCATAACCTCGCGGTCTTCATTGAGATACACGCCACCGACCTGTATAACGTCATTGCCGGTTAAAAACTCGTAAGCGGCGCGCGCCTGCGGTTCTAACTGATTGCCGCGCTCCATAAAGCCGGATTTAAACGTATCGCCACCGCCTAAAATGCTTTCTTCGATCAACTCCGCCATGTATTTAATATAGCTTGCCGATTTCTTGCCGGTGGCGGTGACGATGTTTTCAAACCCGGTCGCGGTCGGAATGCCCAGCCTTGCGGCTAACCATTCTTCCGAGCCTTGTTCGCAATCTAGGGTTATTAATCCGTCGATCATAGCGGGATATTATCTCCAAGATTTTCATCATTGTTTTGGGCGGCGTTTTCCCGCGCGCCCAGTTTGCGATTTAATTTACCGATAAAATCGACCGCACTTTGTGTTGATAGTCTTTCGACGCTGTCCGCGCCGTAATAGGCGAGGGCTTTCTCAACATCCTGTCCGGTAACTTCAATCAGTTGTTGTAAAGTTTGCAGCTGTTCGGCGGAAATCAGTTCAATAGGCTTAACATCGATTACGTTTTGCTTCGGCGTTACGTTGATTGGTGGGTTATTTTCCATAATTCGCTCGGCTTCATCTTGGTCATAAATACCCGTAAATCCGAACGCAAGACGCGCGCACTGAATCATTGCTTTGTGGCGGAGCATTCGTTTAGGGTGTGATTTCCAAGGTGCTGTGCTGCGATTACATTCTGCGAGATACTCGGTTACGGATGTTGGCTTTGAGCGGTCTTTGCGATAAATGCGGCAGGTGCATTTTTCATCATCCAAATCGAACTCAATGCCGTCAAATTGTGGGTGATCGTTCATAATGCGCGACCAGCCATCTACGCCTACGATTGGCACAATGCCGCCGTTATTAGGGAACGCATAAATTTCATTCGTCCAAGGATTTAATCCATGCTGATTTGCGACAACGAGTAAGGCGGTCATTTGTTCTGGGCTAACTTTTTGCCCACGGAATGCTGTTGCCGTGAGGGTTTGTGAAAGATTTTCACTGCTGCCCATGTCGAAGCGTTGCGCAAGTTTATCGGTTAAAGTTTGGAGTGCTGTTGCCATTTTCATTTATCCTTTAAGTGGTTTTAGTGTTACTTCGTATTTGTTGCCGTAAACGGCTTTAACTTCGCGCGCGATAGTTACTGCGTCAGCTTGCGGCATTGGTGGCAACGAAATTTGGATAACAAAACCGTGATTTTCAACCGCGCTTTGCACCGGTGCCGCGGGTGCGTTTGGCGCTCCCATTCCCGGCGCGCCCGCCGCCGCTTCCGCCTGTACTTTTGCCTGTTCTTCCGCTTCCTGTTTGGCTTTACATGCCGCCGCTTTAGCTTCTGCCGCGCGTTGTGCTTCGCGTTGTTTTTCAGCTTCGATACGCTGCGCCACGATTTCTTCTAAGTCGTCTTCGCCGGCAATCAATTTCACTGCGTCAGAGAATAGATATTCATACGAGATTGGGATAAGTTTTAAACGCGATTGCAGGCGCGCGATTTCCGACATTAATTCAGCGAGTACCAACGCCTTTTCGGCATTTACCGCTTTAGTCAATCCGTCAATAGTGCGTTTGTTTTTTGTCGCCCATTGCATACGTTGGTTTATTTCGTTCTTCGGCGTGGTAATTTCCAAGGCAAGTGAAATTGTGCTTTCGGTGCAAGTTTTATTGCGCACGTCCATGATTTCCGCTATTGCCTCCTCGGCGATACGTTGGCGTACTTCTGTTTCTTTGGCTTTTACCAACTTATCGCGACTTAAACGTTCATCGCGGAATTTGTCCGCGATCGCTTCCGCCTGTTCGATCAGTTTATTAATATCGCCTTGCTGTGCGTTTTTAATCGCCGCGCGGGTTTTATCTTCCAATTCTTTAAGGATTTTTACTTCTTCCTTTGCGCGCCCGAAATCTTCGTCCGTTTCAAAGGACTGCGTGAGAGTAGATAAAAATTGGTCCGCTTGTTTTTCAAAGTCGGCGATATTACACGTCAGCACTTTACTTTCTGTGCT